TTTTTATTTTCCATTTTAGTCAGTTTTTAATTATAGATTACTTCTATAATTAAAAATCAATTTTAATAAAATTAAAAATCAACCACGATTTTTATACACTTGGATTTTTATCAACGCCGGCATCTGCGACAGTTGGCTCAGGAACAGTTGGCTCAGGAACAGTTGGCTCAGGAACAGTTGGCTCAGGAACAGTTGGCTCAGGAACAGTTGGCTCTGCGACAGTTGGTTCTGGGTCTTCTTCAGCAATATTAATCAAAGTTTTATCTTTATCACTATCTTTAGCGATTCCACCGAGTCCATTACCATTATTTTTACCGGTGATAATATTTTCATCATGGAATAATTCCTTATGAATATCAGAGACACTGGCGTTTTCATCTAAATTGTTATCAAACGTGTTAATTGTTTTAACACTTACTAAATTACCATCCTTATCAAGAGTTTGAGATAATAAATTACCACTTTCTTCTGCTTTATTAATATTATCTTCGACCGCCTTTTGTTTAGATTCCTTGATACGTTTATCAAACTCTTGTTTAGCATATTCCTCGTTTTTATTTTTCTCGCTCATCAATTCATTTAACTCATCTTCTAAATATTCAACCCTGCCTGTTTTATATGCCTCCGGGTGAAATGGCATCCACATACCAACCGGACCAACAAAAACATCGTGGTTTGGATCAATCTCGCGTAGCATTTTACATCTAAGCTCAGCCTCTTGTTGGCTTGGAAATGCACCTCGAATTTTAATTCCACGAACACTTGTCTGGAAGTTGTTCATTTTATTAAAATTATTTTCTAATTTTTCATCATTTTTATCTATAAAATTCTTATAATCATCCTCAATATTTGTATTTAATAAATTATCTTTTTGATCTTTGATAAATTCATCTAAATCCGCTGTTAATTTGTCAAAATCGACATCGTGTTTAAATGAAATAAAATTGAGAAATTGTGTGTATTTTTCAAATGCTTTAGCCATCTCCCATTGTTTTACGAATTCATTGAAATCATATAAATTTTTACTTTTTATAATTTTCTCTGGAGATAAGAATGATATGCACGCAAATTTTTGTCCGGAAATAGATTTGTCCTCGTCCAACAAGTCAATATATTTGGGATTTTCACTGCCGTCGGAATTCATTCTATGTTCAATATTTTCATTCCTTTCTGTCATTATTGTTTATATATTTAATAATCCTTTAAGTTTTTAACTTATTTATAATTTAATAAAATTGTTTAGAATAATATAATATTTAGAGTAATATAATATTTAGAGTAATATAATATTTAGAGTAATATAATATTTAGAGTAATATAATATTTAGAGTAATATAATATTTAGAATAATATTTTTTTCTTCATTATTAATATAATAATGAATATTGTTGATTTAGTTAACGAGATCAATGTTGTAGAACTTCTTAAAAGAGCGATCAAATACTTTGTTGAGGGTATTATGGTTGCCATTGCCGCTTTCGCCATACCTAAAAAGAAATTAAATTTAGAGGAGATTGCTATTATTGCCTTAACTGCCGCTGCCACTTTTAGCATTCTTGACACATACGTTCCAGCCATGGCCGTCAGTGCTCGTTCTGGTGCCGGATTTGGTATTGGTGCCAACTTAGTTGGTTTCCCTCGTTAAATCATTATGTTTCACTAAAATATAAAATTAATAATTTAAAATAATACAATTGTAATTGTAAATTGTATTATTAATTAATTTATATTATCAATAAATTTATAGTATCAATAAATTTATTATACAGTTGGTATAAATGTCCACTTTAATTCGCCACATATTTGTTTCCATATGTAATCTTGTTCTATTCGTTTCTCTCTGTCTTTTAACATCGGAAAGTATGATAAAAACTCTGTTTGATTTAATAATTCGCATAATTTATAAACAGTGTAATAGTAATTTAAAAAATTAACTCGATTATCAGGACAAAACTTAGCATAGGGTCCTTGAATTTCTAAAAATAAATTGCATAACTTCTCTTCTAATTCCGGTTTCATAACGGGTGGTTTAATCCCCAATTTGTCTTTTATAAATGGAATGTGTTCATAATATTTATTGTATCCAAGTTTTTTTAATATCTCTTTCGCCTTATTATTTGTCAACTGGTCTATTGTAGTTCGTTCTTTTTTTATTTGCAATTTAATATTTTCCAAGATCTCTTCGGGTATTTGGGTTGTTTCTTTTGCTTGAAATTGTGCCAAAACTTCTCTAAAATGATTAATTCTTTTATATGCATAAAAACAAACTTCTTTAGGCGGTTCTTTGTAGGATGGTTTCTCGTTCTCTACTATATATTGTAATATGCAAGAACAATTATTACAAACTAACTGACCTTCTTGGCTAATCGGTATTAATTCGCCCTCATTACAATTGGTGCATATATCGGTTTGTAATATATAATTATTTATATCCAACACCGTTTCATCTACATTGGAAAAATAATGGTTTACATTATCATAATGTTTATTTTTTTCTTCGATCTTGTTATTGTAATCACCTGTTTTAAAATAATTATCTAACATAGTTGTTTTATTTTTGCATTCTGTTATATTTTTTTTATTTTCAAAATAATCAAATATATGATTCGAATTTTGAAGTAAATACTCTAACTCTTGTTTTTTTTTGTCTTTTAGTAAAATATTTATTTCCTTAATTCGATCTTTAATATATAATATGTCATCCACGGATAATTCTTGATTTTTCGATTTATTTTTCAATTTATTTTTTAGAAGTTCTTTTTCTTCGGTCAATTTAGGAATTTCTATTGTTTTTTCATTTAAAAAATCATTCATTATATTATTATGTTTATAGTCTAATGTTATTGTCTTGTTTTTATCGACACGAATTTTTTTTGTATTTTTTTGTTTAAAGTTTGGCATTAGTTATAATAATTTAGATAATATTTATTTAATTAAGTATTCTGTTATTTAATTAAATAAAAAATGGATTTATGTTTTCTAATATGAAAATAAATGGCCTCTATAAATATTAATTTGCCCGAAAAACTTGTTATAGATAAAACGAAATTACAAAAAATGCTTTTTATTAACAACGCGATTGAAGATGGATGGGAAATTAAAATGAACAAAGATAATGTTTATACATTTAGTAAAAAACATGAAAATAAAAAGGAAATTTTTAATGATAAATATTTAATGGAATTTATAAAAAAAAATATTACAATGGAACACTATAACTATAACAATAGTAATAATTAAATAGTAATTATTTAGTAATTACTATTAATAAATATAAATTATTAGGTTTAATTTATATTTATTCGGAATTTTTTTTTCTTTGCTAATATTATAAAATGGGAGGAGGACTTATGCAACTCGTAGCTTACGGCGCACAAGACGTTTACCTTACTGGCAATCCGCAGATCACTTTCTGGAAAGTAACTTACCGCCGCCACACCAATTTCGCGATGGAGTCGATCGAGCAGACTTTCAATGGCCAGGCCGATTTCGGTCGCCGTGTCACCTGCACCATCAGCCGCAACGGTGACCTTGCCTACCGCACTTACCTTCAGGTAACCTTACCTCAGATTGATGGTGGCAGTAATAAAGTCGCCCGCTGGCTCGACTACCCTGGAGAGCAGCTTATCTCGCAGGTTGAGGTTGAGATTGGTGGTCAGCGCATTGATCGCCAGTATGGCGACTGGATGCACATCTGGAATCAGCTCACCCTCTCGAAAGAGCAGGAGCCTGGATACAATAAAATGGTTGGCCAGACCACCGCTCTTACATACTTAACAGATGAGAAGTTTGCCGATGTTGACTCTCCTTGTGAGGGCGGTGCGCCCGGAAACGTTTGCACTCCGCGCAAGTCGCTCCCGGAGACCACCCTTTACGTGCCGCTCCAGTTCTGGTACTGCCGCAATCCGGGTCTTGCTCTTCCGCTCATTGCCCTCCAATACCACGAGGTCAAAATCAACCTTGACCTCCGCCCGATTGAGGAGTGTCTGTTCGCTACCACGA